AATAGATCAAAATTAGAATATCACTAAGAAGCCATGCCGGTAATCCTTGCTGGTTTACATGTAACTTTTACTTATGTTTCACGTGCAACATGCCTTCAACGATATACAAGGACAAAACGTCCTATTTCTTATCCTCGCGCAACATCAAAGCTTACTACTTTACTTCATCTATCTGATACCGCGAAGCGGAAAGAAGAGAGAGAGGAAAAGAAAAAAAAGAGATTGCTTAGTAATAGCCCTTAGTTGATTCTTTGCTCTTTTTTTACTATTTCTTAAACCAAGAAAACAAAAAAAAATAGATGATTATTTTAATTCATGTTTCAGACCCTTGATCGATAAAGAAAATAAATTAGTAAAAGACGATAAAAACGAAATAATATTAGTTCAATATACACGTGGAAACAATGAGACTGAAAAGTGTGTTGATTAACTAGAGCTAAAAAGCAAAGTTGTACCAAAAATATAAGTTAGTAGTGGATAAACCAAATAAAGAAGAAAAGACTGCAAAAAAACATCCAGGTGGTAGAAGAAGAAAAATAGCATCTTCAGATTTAGACCTAGATAAAATCGAAAAAGAAACCGCAGCGAATGGCTTTACCGACAAAGAAATAGCCAAAAGATTAGGTGTGACAGAACAAACCCTGAATAATTACAAGAAGGATTACCCGGAGTTCTTTGAGTCCTTAAAGAGAGGGAAAGCAATAGCAGACGGGAAAGTAGAAGTTGCTTTATTCCAAAGAGCAGTAGGTTATTCACACCCCGATGTGCATATTCTGAAAGATGGTACTATTGTGCCAATTATCAAACATTATCCTCCTGATCCAACAAGTATGATCTTCTGGTTGAAGAATCGGCAACAGCAAAGATGGAGAGACAAACAAGAGGTTGAGTTTACGAAGCCGCTTGAAGTTGTATTAACTGACTATCGGGGAAAGAATTGATTTGGATAATGGTGTTTTTGATGGCGATTAACGTAGCACTACAGCCGAAACAATCTGAGTTGTTAAGGTTGATCCAAGAGACCGACTATACGATGATAGGATATGGAGGAAGTAACGGGGGCGGAAAAAGCGACGGAATCCGCGCAGCAAATTTAATATTATGTGCAACTCCGAAAAGACAACCAATCAAGACGCTTATATTCAGAAGAAAATCAAACGACCTTTTAGAAAACCATATCATACCATTTTTCCAACGCTATCCTGAACTTGATAAATTATTCAACAAAACCGAAAGAATTATTTATTGGACAGACGGGAGCACAACAAAATTCGGAAGTTCCGATATCGAAGGAGATATCACCGACTTCGAGGGTAAAGAATACGATTATATTTTTGTTGATGAAGCTACTCACTGTACCCAATATATGATCGAATATTTAAAAACAAGAAATCGTTCAGGTAATGTAAAAGCGAAAATGATCCTCACCATGATCCCGGGATTCACCGGTCACAATTACATCAAGCGATTGTTCATTACAAAGAAATATTTAGAATACGAGAACCCAGCAGATTATATTTATTTACCCGCGCGAGTTTGGGATAATGTCGTTTGGGTTGAGAACAAATTAGCTGAGGATGGGTTTACGGTAAAACAATATTATGAGAATTGGGACGAAGAGCAGCGCAAAAGCTATACTTTGCAGTACAGTGATTACGCTATTAATCTTTCGCACTTGCCAGAGAACAAAAAGAGAGCAAGATTGTTCGGTGACTGGTTCGTCTTCGAGGGACAATTTTTTGAAGAATTCGACTATGGGGTTCACGTTGTAAAGCCAGACAATTATCTAACTTATTCGGAATTGAAAAACTTTAGTTGCGTTGTTGGAATGGATTATGGGAATACTACATCGCTTGAATTTATCGCGCGGGATCACAACGATAACTTCATAATCTTTGACGAACTCCATCAAGAAGGATTGACGAGAAGCGTCAAGATTGCTCAGACAAATAAATTTTTAAAAGAACGCGGACTTGAAAAAATAACTGTTGTTGGCGATACGAACATGTGGATTAAGGATGCTTTCGACGTGGACATTTCTTCGACCCCGGCTTATGATTATATCTCTTCGGGAATCAAGCTTATAAAAGTTTCTAAAATTTCACCTACCAAAAACAAAGGTTACCGAGAAGCATGTAACGATTTCATAAAAGACTTATTGCATTTTGAGAATGGGACTAAACCGAAAATCTTGATCTATGAACGTTGCAAGCATCTTTTAGAAACGTTCCCAGCACTTGTGATTAACGAAAAGAACCCCGATGATATTGCTGATGGACAGAATGACCACGATTATGACGCGATGAAAATGGGTGCTATGTACTTGAGAAAACCAAGAGAGAAGCCCGCTGATGATGAGCCTCAATGGTTGAGGGATATGAAGAAGCAGCAAAACAACAAAGTTGAAAAAGATTTTATGGCGGTATAGTTCGGAGAGAAGGAGAACTTTTTGTACAACAAACAAAGAAATTGGGAACTACGTGACGAAGATTTGCTCTTCGAACAAATGAGGATGTACAATATCCTTTCCAGCAATTTTGAGCCAATGTACACCGCCATGACCAAGAGTTATGACTTCACATGCGCCGAACTACAGTGGGACAAAGATGTGCGCCAGAAACTTCGTGACGAGAGGAGACCGGCAAACTCTTACAACCTTATCAGAACAATTCTAAATGTTATCTTCTCCGTTGCTAACGAGAACAAAAGAAAAGGTACCGCAAAGCCAAGAACGGGCGGGGATATCCAATTAGCCAAAACCATAACACAAGTTTTAGATTATTTCCTTTACCAAGCAAAATTTTCAAGGCAGCAAAAACGAGTAATGATGGATGCGGTTGTAGCAAAATATGGAGTATATGGTTTGAATTGGGACTACAAGAACGATCCGGAAGGAACACTCGAAATCTTTTCTTGTGATCCGCGTGAGTTTATGTTCGAGCCAAACTTTGCCGATCCATTGTGGAGTAATGCAAGTTACCTGATGAGAAAGTATTCTCTGACTTTAGAAGAGATATTAAATCAATTCGCGCTAAATGACGAAGAAATGCAAAACGAAATACTTGCTGAAGCGAAACAGTTTTTTGCACAGGATACGGGCAAGACCGATAAATGGGTATCAAAGAAACTGAAAGCTCTTTTCTCTGCCGTTTATGAGACAGCGACCGGGTTTAGCTCTTCTGATAACCAATTCAAAAACTTTTTGCAGTGGTGGAATCCGTCAACCGGCAAGTTTGATATTCTTGAATTCCACGAACAAAGAACCGAGAGGCGTTTATTAGTTCCAAGTAATGACGGAAAAAACTTAGTTGATATTACCGACCCATACATAGGCGTGTTAAAAACGAATAAAAAGGATTTTGACGGGATAAGGTTTAACGATAACGAAGCCGTTGACTTAGTTAAGCAGAATTATTCATTAATTAACGAACCAAGAATAGACCTCCAAAATAGAAGATTTTTAACCGCAACTGTCCCAAGTTTCAGATTGAAACTTAACGAACAAGCGTATCCTTTTGATAGCAAGTATTACATTTACATTCCACAGTACTGTTATGATTTACACGCCGATCCGCTAAAAGCACAATCGGTTATGGATGATCTTCTCGACCCACAAGCTCACTTCAACAAAGCTCAATCACTAAAGCTAGAGTTGTTAGGCAGATACGCAAACAAAGGCTGGATAATGGACGAGAATGCTATCTCCGGGCTAGAAGAGGACTGGAGTTCACAAAGGATTGCACCATACCGTAGAGTCCGCGCCGGCTACATAAACATGATTAAACCGGAAGAGGGACAAACTATTTCGCCGGACCTTATCCGTGATCCATTAGAAACACAGTCGTTGATGAAAGTAATTTCCAACGCAGACGATGAAGTAAGAGGCGTAGGCAACGCAGAAGTAAAATCCGGTAAGCATTTCATAGCCAAAGAGCGTCAACAGTCAAAGAGTTTTTCCTACATCTTTGACAATCGTGATGCAACGCAAGCTGCCGTACTAGAAATGTCTCTCAACTTCATTCAGCACTTTGTTAAATCACAAAGAGTATTCAGAATTACTCAAGACGTGAAAGAACCTTATGATCTTGTAGCCAATCAATCCCAATATAGCAGAGATCAAAACACCGGAAATATTGTTGAGCAAGTTGTAAACGATCTGGATGCGGCCAAGTATGACGTTGAGTTGTCTGATGCGCCTTATTCTTCTTCTGTCCAAGAAGAGAGATATGGTAAGCTTAGCGATGCTTTTAATGCGGCGTTATCAGTAAGTAAAGAGAAAGCAGATGCTATGCTGCCTATTATTATCGAGGAAGGAATGCCGGAAGTATCCGACAAAATACTAGAGGCATGGAATAAGATAGGTCAACCTTCAGAACAACAAGCGCAGTTATCTCAGATGATGCAACAGCTCCAGATGATTCTTGCCAAACTTGGAGTTGAGGAAAAGAAAGAAGAGGTAACCAGTAAGAAACTCCAGAATTTAGAAACTATGCAGAGAGTTAAGCGGAACGCAAAACAAAATGTTCTAGGAAATCTTTCTTCGGGAGTAAACCAGCAAAGAAGTTATGCAGCATCAAGCAACTAATTAGAACAACATCGGAGAGGACATGATGAATTTCCCAGAGTTAATATATAAACTCACTGATTTTTGGTTTACAAGTTTATGGAGGTTTTGCGGGTTACTGTTATTAATCTTGACAATTCGCGGAGATGTAAACAAAGGATTCTATGCGCTAAAAGAATTCTCTAAAAGAGTCATTCACCGTTATAAAAAAATAGTTGCGCGTGACGGACTAATCAACAAAGTAAAAGAAACAACCCCAACCGAATTAAAACGAGCTAACAAAATCAAACTGGAAGCACAATGACCGATCTTCTAATCCGTAATATTGACGAAAGAGAAGCAGA